CGACAGGGTCGTGAAGATGTCGCCGATCGTGGAGGCAACCTCTCGCAGACCGGCCGCGAAGCCGCGAGCGAACTTGAAGTAGTTGTCGGTGTTTCCTGCGCTGCCCTCACCGGGCTTGCCGAAGATGTTCTCAAGCAGGTCACGGAACGTGCCCTTCTTGCCGAGGAAGCCCTCGGTGAGACCATCCAGGATGGCCTTGAACTTCTCCTTGAGTCCGCCAGTCTTGACAGCGTTGTACCAGTCAGTGACGTACTGGCTGAGCTGCTCCACGAACGGCTTCATCGTGTCGCCGAGTTCGGTCTTGACGACCTTCCACACGGCGCTGATGCGATCCATCAGGAACTCAAGGCTCTTGGCGTATTCGCTCCAAGCCTCGCTGATGAAGTCGTTGCCTTCCTTCTGGTTTGCGGCTTCCTCTGCCAGCTCCTGCGTGCGCTTCAACATGTCAGGCGACGCGATCATGTTCGCCAGGAAGCGCGAGAAGTCCTCGCCGAAGATCTGCGACATCGCCTTCTTGCGGTCGAGCGGCTCCTTGATCTTGCCGAACGACTTGATCAGGTCGAAGATTGCCGTGTTCGGGTTCTTCTTGATCCGCGCTTCGATGTCCTGATACGAGCCATAGCCCAGCTGACCGGGCAGGCCCATGAAGAGGTTGTCTTCCTTGGAGCGGTGATGCTTCTTGGTGATCTTGTCCGCTTCCATCGTCAGCTCGGCCAGATTGGTACCGAGGCTGCCAAGGAATCGGGCTGCCTGCTGACCCTGAGCACCGGCCTGGATGGCCGACGCGCCGAAGGCCAGAGTCGACTGCTGGTTCATACCCAGCATCGCACCAGAACCCATACCGGTGCGGAGGAACGAGAACATCTGATCGGGACGCGCGGCGGTCTTGGCCGAGAGGAAGGCGGCGATGTTGCCGAGCCGGCGGACGCCGGTCATATCCTTCAGTCGCCCTGCACCGTGCTCCTGCGCGATGGCGTAGCCCATGCCGTCCATGGCCTGATCGACCTCGACGCCAAACGTCTTGGCGAGCATGGTGACCATCTCACCAGTGGCTTCGGCCATGCTTTCCGGAACGCCGGCCTTGGCAGCTTCGACGACGGTCTGCATGTAGCGAGCCGGGTCTTGACCCAGCTGAACGGCCTTCGGAAGGATGCGGCTCCGCAAGCCGCCGAAGCCGCCCGCGATCTGCTTCTCGTCCATGTTGATGCGAGCGTTCGCCTCAGCACGGTCCATGTCGGTTGCCGACCGGATCGAGGACGAGACCGCCCGGCCGCCGCCGTACGCGAGGGCGCCGCCCACGAGCGCGGCCTGATAGCCTCCGCTTCGCACCGAGCCGGCAACGTTCTGCAGAGAACGGGTGAAGGCCGCTCGCGACCGCAGCGCTGATGCGCGGGCCTGACGATCCAGCCTCTCCTGCTGCCGGAATCTGGCGAGCGTCAGAGCGCTCTCAGCCTTGTCCCTGGCCGCTACGGAGCGAAGATAGGCCTGATGCTCCCTGTTGTAGATCGAGCGATAGGCCTGCGCGTACTTGACCTTTTCCTTCAGGTCGTCGGCGTACCGCCGCTTGTCTTCGCCGCTGGACTTTCGCCACAGCTTCTGGGTCTTTTCGATGTCACGGCGCATGCCGTCCCAGACACGGGCGTTCATCTGGCCCAGTTCACGGGCCTCTTTCGCCATGTCGGTGTATTTCTTGGTCAGGCCGTTGATGGCCTTACCGGTCCCCTGAAGATCCTTCATGATCTTGGGGGAGATGATCCTGTCCTGGATCGCGTTGGGCGCGAAGGACTTGTTGATCTGGTCCTTGAGCGCCTTAATCTTTGCTTGCAGAGCTGCGATGGTCGCCGAACCGCTGGCGCGAAGCTCCAGCTCGGCTATGACCTTCAAGTGTTCGTCAGACATCCCAGCTCCCTAGAGATCCAAATGAAAAGACCCAGGGCTATCTCCCGCCCTGGGCATTCTTGAGCGCTTCAGCGTCTCGTGTGTTCAGTGCTTGGACGCCGTCAGCGACGAGCATGAAGTCATCGAAGTCCATGCGATCCACGTCTTCGAGCGTCCATCCGAAACGCTCGAAGATCGGGAATGCATCGACGATGATGTTGCTTACTCGCTCGCCATGGGCTTCAAAAAATCTTCGAACCACTTCTTCATGGGCGCGAAGTCTTCGATGTCCATCTCGGAGATCACCTTCTCGTCGACCTCGCACAGGTCGGACAGAACCTTCTCCATCGCGGCGATGGCGTCCTTCTCCATGCCCTTGATGAAGTTGCGGAGGTCGCGCACCTTGGGGCGGCGAGCCTTCATCTCGGAGTACGTCGCGCCGCGGTACTCGAAGGGCTGGGAGAGCGTGAAGATTTCGGTCTTGATTTCGGTCGTCATTGGTTTGCACACCTATTTCGAAAAAAGAAAAAGGCCCCGCCGGGTTGACGGGGCCTCGTAGTTGGGAGCCTGGCTGACCTTAGTAGGTGAAGCCGAGGATCCGGCGAGCGCTGGCGCTCTTATCAACGCCACCGATCATGGTGACCTTGTTGAACACGTCGATTTCGGCAACGGTGTTGCCCTCGACAACGTGCTGGTAGTAGTTGGCGACGACGTTGATCGTCATCTCGACCTTCTTGCCGGCTTCCGCCTTGGAGGTCTTGATCGCCTTCACCAGACAGAACGTGGTGATCATCACGCCCTTCTCGCCGCCGCCCGGGGAGAGCAGGTAGCCACGGAACGTGATCGGCACGTCGAGCGAACCCGGGCCGTAGCCGAGCTTCGTCCAGATCTGCTCGTCCCACGTATGAAGCGTGAAATCGAACTCGATCTTCTCGATGCCGAAGGGGATTTCGACCGTGCCGTCCATGCCGCCACCGCGGAACTCTTCGATGGACATGTTGATCTCGGGCGGCTGGAAGTTCGGCGCTTCGCCGATCTTGCCGACACCGTCGATCCAGACGGTGAAGTCTTGCAGAATGTTGGAGTCGCGAAGGTTGCTCATTTAGTTCTCCGGCCATGCCGAAGCGCGCCCGGTCACGAAGGACCGAGCGGCTTGGTAGGCTCATTGTTGTTGGTGAGGGTGAGCGTCCGGCCTTAGCCGTTGCTCGCGATCGCCCGCGAGAACTCCTCGATGAAGTCCACGTAGTACTGCGGGTTGCGGCGAGCGCGGAACTGCAGGTGCTCCAGGAGCGCCGGGGGTTCGAGGTCGAAGTCGACCGACAGCTCACCCGCGGAGAAGGTCGCCGGGGTGTTGATGTTCGGGTCGATCCAACACTTGCCGCCGATCAGCGCGCCGCGGGAGCGGAGCAGACGGAGGTAGGAGTTGACGTCTCCCTGGATGTCGGCGAGCAGCTGGTAGCTGAACGGCTTGTCCATTCGGCTGCGCTCGGCGCGCTCCAGGCTCTCGTACACCATGTCCGCGGTGCGGCGAACCGAGAGGTGCGCCCAGAGCGGGTCGGTGCCGGTGCCGCGCACACCCCAGAAGCGGAAACCATCATCGTGGATGATGGTCGTCACCTGGGAGGCGTTGAGCATGTTCGCTTCGCAGTCGCGGTCGTTCGGCATGAAGTCGACCGGACGGGCGGGGCCGCCGATGTTCTGGATCAGCTCGTTCGAGAACGAGTACCAGAAGCCCTTCTCCTCATCGACGCGCGCCTGGATGCCCGCCGCGTAGGCGGAGGCCGGCTTGTTCACGTAGACGGAGTTCTCGGTGTCCCAGCTCAGAACGCCGGGGTCGACGATCGAGATGCGCTGGCTGCCGTAGTCGCCGCGGTACTCGACCGCGTCTTCGTACGAGGTGCCGGGGCCGTCGAGGAAGGCGACCGCGCGGAGGCGATCGACGATCGAGGCGAACGACACGCCGACCGGATTGGCGACGTGGCCGAGGGTGACGGTGGCCGCAGCGCCCGTGCCCGCGCCCGTGATGGTCACGGTCGGGACTGCGTCGTAGCCGTAGCCGGGGTCGGTGATGATGAGCGCGCTCACCTTGCCGCCGATGACGGAGGCAACTGCCGTGGCCTGGCGTCCGCCGGTCGCGGGAGCGGAGATCGCGACGTTGGTCGTGGCCTGCACGTAGCCGGTGCCCTGGCTGCCGAGAACGAGGTTCTTGACGCCGTTGGTCGGGCGACCTCCGGTCAGACCGGGGGCGATGAGCAGCTTCGGAACGACGCGGAGCATCGGACGCGCCTTGAGCAGCGACCAGACGCCGGTCTTGCCGGACGGCGAGCCGACCGCAGCCGACCAGCTCTCTTCCTGGCTCTCGCCCTCGGCGACACGAACCACGACGATGACAGCCGACTTCTGGCTGTAGATGGCGTCGACCGCGTCGAGCAGCGTACCGGTGGACTTGAGCTGACCCGCCTTCAGTGCGTCGGCGAAGACCGGCACCGGAGTGTTGAGCGGGAAGAGATCGGGGTCAGCGTCCGGCGCCGTGCCGACGAGGCCGATCACGTTGGACTTGACGGTCTCAACCGGGCCGGACGGGCTGTCCAGTTCGATCGTTTCGAGACCGTGGAGGTATTGAACAGTCATGGGTTCTCCCAAACGAAAAAAGCCGCCCGGGAGGGGCGGCTGAGGGGGTTGGTTGTGGCGATGTTACGGTCGAAGGATCAGCGGATAGTGGGTCCACTTCTCCTGGCCGGGGATATTGGTGACCCCCTGCTCGACGGTGATGGTGCCTGAGACCAGGCGGTAGATGCCATCGCCAGCAACGAGGACGATGTCATACGAATAGGACCCGGGCGGGATCTGGGCGGCGTCCGCTTGCTTCAACCTGAGGCCAAATTTGCCGGCTTGCCGATCGACGACCGCGAGGCGACCGTTATCGGTGGAGCACGTTACAGAGAGGTCGCCGGTCGATTTCTTCTGGAGCTGCATGTACAGCTTCCAGCTTTGGTCGAGGGGGATGGTCTCGCCGTCGTTGATCAGCTGCCAGTCGCGAACCCAATCTTCGTTCGTGGCAGCGTGAAAGTCATCCATGAGCACCTGAGGAGGGCTCGCGGAGAGAATGGTTTGCATGGTCAGAGCCCTGTCAGGAGTGGCCCCTCGTAGCTCTCGACCGCCTTCGACACGATGTCGAACGTCTTCCTCATCCTGATGTCGAGCGTCAGCATGATGGCGTAGCGGTCTTCGGTCTCGGAGCGGTTGAAGACGTTGTGGTAGTGGGCACCGTTGAACGCCCAGGCCTGCGCCTGCGGGTAGTTCTTGCGGTGGATCTCCAGCTTACCGGCCGAGTAGTCCGCCAGCTCATAGACCTGAGTGTCGATGACCTCGTAGCTGAAGTCCAGATTGGTGCGGATAGGGACGTGGACGATCAGCTCGTACCAGTTCGGCCGCCGGCCGCCGGCACCCATGATCATCGAAAGCTCTGATCCGTGGCGGTGCCAGGTCAGACTGCCGCCTGCCTTGACGCACATGAGCCGGGCGCGCTGCCCCTCGCCACCAAGCTCGGTCACGACCTGCTTGATGTACGGGCTGCTGTCGGCGACCGGCGTCCACACGTAGCCTGTGCGGCCTTCGTATGGAACCTCGGTCAGGTCGTCATGGATGGACCCGTTCTGTGCGACAAGCGAAAGCCCCCGCCAGAACTTGGCGATGTGGTCGGCGTTTCGGCTTTTGGAACGGAAGGGCACGAAAAGTGCCGGATCGATGGCATCAAGTTCGACTTGCAAACGTTGCGCATCGTATGCCTTTTCCAACCACAAATGGGGGATTTTGTCAAGGGATCGAGCCAGTTCAGCGAACTTCGACATCGCGATCCTTCTTCAGTTTCGGACGCACAATGTCGCCGCTGAAGCCGACCATCCACCGGCCCGTCAGGACGAACAGTGCCGCCCTGAAGAAGGCCAGGTTGTAGAAGAACTCCGCGTTGCAGCTGTGCGTCCAGTTGTCTCCGCCCTGGTACATGCAGGCGCCCTGGCAAAGCTGCAGCACGGGGCAGCTCTGGCACTCTGGGCGCTTGCTCCAGTGCTTGGAGGTGTTGAGTGCGATATTGTCGAAGTCGTCGACGTGCCCGATCTTGTGGTTGCCGTTGGCGCCCACGTTCTGGCAGGTCATGACGTTGCCCTTCAGGTCGACCGCCAGATACTCCGGCATGTCCATGCCGCACTTCTGGAACAGGTTCTCCGAGGTGTGCTGGTTCACGATCGACTTCACGGCCCGCTGGAGCTTCTGCATCAGCATCGGCGAGCGCAGCGCGCTTCCGTCTGCCAGCTGGCGCGAGAGCGTGTCGCTGAAGGCGGCCAACTGCTCGATCGAGAAGATCGAGGACGGGTCGCTCGCATAGCTGTGGACCACACCCTCGAAGCCGACGTTGCAGCCCGGGAAATAGTCCTGAAACCAGTCGATGACCTCGTTGACGTTGTGGCTCTTGGGCGTCAGCACCGCGTTGAACGAGAAGCGCGGATGAAAGGTCTGCTGCGCGTACTGGATCATCGCGAACTTGGCGGGATCCTCGAACGGGTCCTCGCCGCGGATCGAATGCCCGGGGCCGTCATGGCTCATGGTGACCGAGAAGTCCCAGGCCTTGAGCTGATCGATGATCTCGCGGGTGAAGAGCGAGCCGTTCGTGATGATCGAGAACCGGGCGTTCGGGAACTTCTCCTTCAGCGCCGGCACGAGGATCTCGATCTTCTTCCAGTAGAGCAGCGGCTCGCCGCCCCACAGCTCAACCTTCTGCATCCCTTCCGGGCTGGCGATCCAGTTGTCGATGTTGGCGATGAACTCGCTGGCGTCCCGGGTGCTCGATGCCGCGGCCATCTGCACTTGGAGGGCCTGGAGGCAATAGGAGCACGAATAGTTGCAGCCGAGGCCGAGCTGAATCTTCAGCTTGGTGATCTCCCGGACCTTGCGGCCGGGCTGATCGTAGTCCACGGCGATGAAGGGGCGGGCCTGGCCCGGAGTCGGATCGTAGAACGGGTTGCTGGTGAGGTCGACGGCCTGGAAGCCGTCCTGGCCGAGCAAGCGTGAGGTGTGCTGATCGTAGAACAGAGGCACGACCTCTCCGTCCTTACCCAGCATTTCCAGTCTGATCATTTTCGCTTTCGAGATAGGCTGCCAGCGGCAGCGGGTCCTTGAACCGGTAGATCATCGAGTCGTCTCCCACACAGACCCACGAGACCCTTCGGTATTCGATTGGCGCTCCCTGACCTGCCGGAATGAAGCACATTCGCTCCGGGTGGTAGCTGTTCAGCAGGCAGTTCGGGTGGCTGAACGGATGCCGGTCCTCCCTGCCCGCGTAAACACGGGACCAGAAGCACTCGACTCCCTCAGACCAGAAGTGACCGACGCCCCAGTTCACGACGTCAATGAGCGCGTCAGACCAGACGCATCCGCTCCCGCGCGGAAGGTTGGCGTCCGGGTCTTCTATGAAAGTGGCGACGGTGATGTTGGTGTTGTCGACCCATCGGTAAAAGCCGGCCCATGCGACGAGCTGGTCGCTGT